TTCCCCACGCGAGCGCCGTAAACCTGAGTGCTGACCTTCCACAGCACGATTACCGTATAGCCAGTAGTGTTCAGAGTCGGAGCCGATCCTGAGTCTGTCTTCCAAGTAACGCCAGACGTTCCAAAGGTCGTATCAGTCCACGTTAGTGTGTAAGCCGTACCATCGTCGACCATCAGCGTCACAGCCTCACCAGCAACAAAGTTGGTTCCCTTTGGCGTTCTATTCGCGCCCAAAGTAATTAGCTGGATCGAGCCGTTACCAGGATTAATCTCAAACGCAGCACCATCAGTAATGGTGAATACGTCCTCAATGATCGTGCCAATAATCGTAGGATCAGTGAGCGTCTTGTTAGTCAGCGTCTGAGCACCATCCGTATCTACAGCTTTATCACCAGGATAAGTCGCAAATACATCCTTAGTACCAGCACCAAAGTTAACCGCATTGTTGGAATTACTCGATCTAAGAATCGTAGTTCTAGCCAATTGACCAGCACTAACCGTACCTAAACCTATCTCGTAATCAGCGCCTAACGTAATCGTGTAGTAACAGGTATTGCTATTGCCGATACCGGAGCTAAATGTACGATACCCACTAACAGCACCGTCCAGTGTCAATGTGCCAGTTCCGGTAGTGGTGGACGTTTCCCTTACCCGATCAGCAATAACAAGTGCCATTGTTTACTCCAAAGTAACGGAAAGATTACCAGATGAAATAGTAAATACGTCACTGGTGTTAACAGTCTTAGATGTATCCAGCGGGGTGTGATACAGAAGATTACCAGCCGTTGACGCATCACGAATACCAATGTGCGTAATTGTTCCCCAGTTGCCTGTAGCAGTCGGGAATGTCACAGATGCACTGTTCGTAGATACACCATTAGACGGAGAACCAAAGGTTACAGCCTGACGAGCATAAGAACCACCAGAAACCTCAGTTCCAGTATCTGCATCAGTAGGGTCTGTAGTGTAAAGAGCCACATAAACCGTTGTAGGGCTTGTGTAGCTTGTGTTTCTCAAAGTAGCGTTAATTAGCGCGTTTTCGAGATAGTTTGACATTTCTGCCATGATTTCACCTCACGTTATAAGACATTGACATAGGCTGACCGCTATATTCACTAGCTTGGTCAGAAGTATTGATCGATGTTATTGCACGATCATATAAAGATGCCCAAACTTGCAACCTAGCATCATTCATTAAATACGGTTCAGCCTCGCCTAATGCAGCATACAACAAAGCATCTGGATAATTAAGCAAGAATGTATTACTGACGTTACTATCACTCATAAGCACAGGCTTTGCGTAATATAACATCTGAACCGTATACGCAGTATCGGGAATAGGGGCAAATTGCAACTCTGAAGCCAACACTGTGTATATTCTTGGGATACCAGATTCAGTCGGTCTGGAGCTTGAATAAAACGTATTAGGGGCTTCGTAAGAAAGTGAAGTGATCGGATTCGTATTCAGATGAATATCGCGCATTTCCAAGAAGTCTGCTGGCAGTCCTACCTTGGATTCTCCACCCACTGTGCTAGCAGTAGCTACCACCAACATCTGACGGGTTCTTAGATCACGGCGTAACCGTTCCTCAGCCAACCGAATAAAGTCAGGAATAACATCAGTCAAATCACTACGAGCTAGATAGTTCGCTATCGTAGTCTTTAGGTCACTGTAGCTCGTAAATGCCATGTCTATTTCCCGTTATTGTGCGCCTCTATAGCGCCATCCTCTACATCTTCCCATCGATACTCGTAAGTACCAATGTGACCAATATGCTTTGAGAGACTGTGATCTACATGAGTCTGGAAACCAGCATCCAAGGCTTTGATGCAGAAATGCACATCCTCGCCAATGATCCCCTTTGATCCCCAACCCACATCAAACCAAGGCTTAGGAACCTTCTCAAAGACTTCCTTACGAATCATCACCGCACCAAAACCAACCGCTGTCACAGGCTCTACGCCCTCTTTATTCATCGAATCTACTTTATGCCAAGCATGACGGATAATCTTGCCCTCGTCATTCTTTTCAATCTCAAGATTTAACGCAGTCGGTAATTGTCGGCTTCCTTCTCGTTACGGCATTAACCCCAACAATCGGAACATCCCTACTTAACAAAACGTCAATAATGTCAGCAGGAAACCTCATATCTGAATCAATAAACAGAATCGCCTCACATCCCTCAGCTAGAGCAGCATCTACTAGCTTCTCTCTCTGATCGAATATCAGCGTTCCTGCCATCGTATAGAGTTTTAGCCCATTACCTTCCTTAGAGCAACGATGCTTTGAGTCTCTACCAACCATCTTGGCAAAGTCAAATGCAAACGCTGTATGAACCTCATCCCTAGCTGGTACGCAAACTCCAACGATCATATAGTTCCCCTATAAACCTTCCATTGTGCATTGTCGGAATTGTTGAGCCATCGAGCAAAAGCTGCGTCATCTATTATTTGAAAGCCCTTCATTATCCCCATCTTGTTCAAGTCATCAATGACCGTAAAAGGGATTCTTGCTACATGATGAAGATCTTTTAGATGCCCAGTTCTTTGCTTGTCTGCCTCCAGTATTTCCTTGTTACTTTCTAGTATCTCGGAAACATCTTGTTTAGTCTCGATGATAATCCCGCCATCACCGTCCGCATGAACAACAGATTGTCTATAGGTCATAAATCCTCAATATGTGACCAAGTTCTACCAGTTCTAACCCCTCGGATGCAGTTAGCAGAAACCCCTAATTGCCTTCCAAGCGCCACATGGCTCAGTGTGCTTGATCTAATTAATCTTACTTTTTCGGCATCTAGCAGCGATTTCCCGTTGCCTTCGCCTTTAGGTGCTACCGTTCTCTTGCGACCCTTTCGGATCATGTCCTGTGTGTTCTCTTTTGGCGTTCCAACAGACAAATGATGAGGATTCACACAGCCAGGATTATCGCATTTGTGCATAACAAACATACCATCAGGTATATCTTTTTTATTATGCAATCGCCAACTAACCCTGTGCGCTCCCTCACTACCATCTTTCTTAGCGCCTAAAGATATTCTTCCGTAGCCATTTGAAAGAATTTGCCCAGTCCATTTCCAACATTCATCTTCCGATTTCTTGTCAACGAACCGCCAAAATCTTTCCTCAAGCGTACTTCGGTCATTTTTCTTAGCATGGGGACTGCCGTACTTTTTTACTCTAACGTAATGTTTCTGACAGTATCCCCACCCAACTACTTTGCTTTGACAATCTTCTATAACGCATTTCATAAAACCTCCCCATAAACAATTACAGGGAGATTATATAATAAAATCCGTTACAGAGCCATGTTTAGGTCGAAAACTCCACCATGAGCAGCCTCGTTCTTAACCTCAAGTGTGCACTCAACCAGGATCTGAGTCTTGTCAGCATCGCCAGCCTTAGCCAGTTCGTTAGTCTGGAACGGACGCAGGTAAGCAATTGCTGCATACTCAGGATCAAGGATCAGAGCATCACGGGTACGCATAAAGCGGTTAGGTACAACCGACATATTGCCGAAGTCGCTAACGTAGATGTCAGCCGCGCCAATGATCGTCGAAGGAGCAGCACCAGTTACGTTGAAACGAGTCTCAGCGATACCAGTGAACGAAGACACCTTCTGCTTACCAGTTGCGCCAACCATCAGAACCTTAGGCGAACCACCGGATACAAACACCTCAGCCACGACTTCTTTCAGCAGGGCTTCAGTAAATGTACGAGTGTTACCGTCAGTACGGGTCGAAACACCGATAGTCGTAGGATCGCCACCGTTAGTCTGAGCAGACGAGTTGGTCTTGATCCATGACAGCAGCGAACCCATCTTACGAGCAGTAGAACCGTTGCCAGCATCACGGCCCTGATTCGACAGCAGGATGGTCTCTAGGTCTCGCTTAATTTCCTGGGAGGCCTTAGCAAGTTGATAAGCTTTTTCAGATTTTCTACCTGCTTTGTTCACTGTGTCCAGAGTGCCAGAGACTTTGATAGTCTTTTGCAGGATCTGGGTGTAGTTGCCAAGACGAACAGTCGGAGACAGGGTAGCGTCCGAAGCGTCAGCACCTTCAACAGCGGCGTTAGCAGTAGTAGCGGCTGCAAGGGTGTCGGTCTGCCACTCGTGGTAGACAGCCGTAGCTTTCGTCTTGCCAATCGAAGACATGAAAGGAGTCTCGGTAGGCGAAATGTCATAGATTACATCGGTCAAATCTTCGCGCTGACCAATCGCGCTGTGGGCGGTATAAGTTGCCATGATTACATTCCTTATAAGAATCGTTCAAATACACTTGCGGCATCTGCCACCCTTCCGGATGACTTAGCTCGCGCTTTAAGTTTTCTCAGTTCCTCGCTATTACTGTCTCTCGGCTTAGAAACGCCTGGCTTAATCGCCTTGGGAGCCTCTGAAACCTTCTTGTTAACAGCAGGTTTGCTCGACTGTAACTTGTCGTATTGCATAGCCTTGTACAGCGTCAGAACTGCTCGGGAATCGAACACATTAGCCAATTCCTCATCAGAGAATCCCATCTGCTTACCGAAACTGCGGATTTCCTTGCGGATTGTCTCGCCCTTGTTCGGATCAGCATACTCAGGTATCGCAGCAACTAGCTTCTCGGACTCAACAGAAATCATCTGTCTCATCTGTTGTTGCCTGTCATATTCCTGCTGTTGCATGATGCGCTCACGCTCGGCACGAACCTGCGATAACTGTTTCTCCTTCTGAGACATCTCAGCGACCTTCACGGCATAACCGATAGGGTCAGTCTCTTTCAAATACTCCAGATTCTCTGCTTCCTGCGGCTGGTTCAACATCTGCTCGATGATCTCCAACCGCTGCGCGTATTGATCGCGCATAGCCTTAGCCTCTTGAACCGCCTGGCGCTCGGCCTCAACCGCCTTGCGTTCCTCAGCTACAGCTTGCGATTTCTTAGTGTAATCTGTGCCAAGTTGATAAGACTTGATAAGCTCATCAAGGGTTACCTCCCGTTCTTCGCCAGCGGCTTTGACACGGAATTTCTGAGGCTCCTCTTGCTCATCCTCGCCATCATCTTGTTCTACCTCTGATTCCTCGTAAGATTCCTCAGATTCGGCCTCGCTATCGTTGGCCTCTGCTTGAAGTTCAGGTTGTTCCTGTTCGGAGCCTTCTTCCCCACCCATTAGACCCAAGATAGCGTTAGCTGCACCATCCACTGTTAACTCACCACTACCCTCAGGTGTCGTGTTTTGAGTATCGCTCATAAGTTTCCTAAATTATATCGGGAATCGCCCGATGCGAGTTACAAAATCTTCATCCTTTTCTCGTCAATCATCTTCTGAGCAGCAACGCTTTCGAGATAGGATTCAACGGATTCCAAGACTCGGAGGCGCATATACGCTTGTTCCCTAATCTCAGTCTCACCATAATTACTATTTATAAATTTGTTAAGCTCGTTGCCTCGGAGTTCTTCCATCATCTCCTGAAACATCGGCTCCCTAAGCAGGTTAATTGCCCACTGTGCTTTATCCACCAGTCAGGCTCCCTAGCTCTTTAATCGTCTTCAGCACAATCTCAGCCTGTTTGTTACGGGTATCCTCGTCAGCCAAGTCCATAGCCAAAACCGCTTGCAGTTGCTGGACTGCTAATTGAGCCTCTTTAATGCGAATCTCGGCCTGATCTTTCTGGCTTTTCATCTGCATCTCAATGCCCTTACGCATGAACTCAGCCTCCAAGTTCTGACGCTCTAGATCCAACTTGGCAGCATCAATCTGCGACTTAGCCTGTGTCTTCTCACGCTCTACCTCAGCCAACATCTTAGCTAACTCAGCCTGAGCATCAGGGCTAGGTGGCTGTGGCTGAGACAACTGAGCATCCATCTCAGGCGTGATCTCGTTCATGAAGGCATCAGCATCCTTAAATCCTGCCGCCTCAATAAATCTTGCCAATGTGTTACGGTACTGACCAATGGAAACCAGAGGATTCGACGGGCCATAAGACTGAATAATCTGCTCCTGCTTTGCCAAAACCATCTGGAGCATCGTCAGTTTCTGATCCCGGTCACCAGAACCAAGGCCAACATTAACGGATACATCGTACTCATTAGCCCATGTACGAGGATCAAACTGCACGTACTTGCCTCTCATACGGACGATCTTTGGCTTGTCCTGATACTTGCCCAACAGATGCAGAATGCCCTTAAACAAGCTCTTAACGCCTGTCTCAGCAAAGATACGGGCAATCAACTCCAGCTTGCCAGAGTTAGACTTCATCATCGCAGCCACAGCCGCAGCCGTAACATTGGACAAGACATCGGGATCAAGGCCGTTCTGAGCGTCAGTTACACCAGTACGACGAGCCTGAATCTCATCCATGTAAGCTAACATCGGTTGAGCCTGACCAAAGGTAGACTGAACCTGAAGCGGAACTAGAGCATTCGGGTTCTTCATCCGGACAATACCGCCAGGAGTAGCGTTCAGCAGGTCATCTAGGTTCACCTGACCATCCACAGCGCCAACCCGATTATTGTTCGTTAGGTAGAGATTATCGAGAGACTGACGGGTAATAGTGGACTTGATAAGCTGGATGTCCATAGTCCGATCTGCCAGCGACTGACCGAAAAACTTATGAGGAATCGGAATCGGGCAGATGCTATGGAACGGGATATAGTCGCATTCTTCATCTTCGAGTATTTCCGATCCACAGTAAACAATCCTACGCAACTCAGCGAGGCCATCTCCATCCTCGTCAATGCGGATATAGCACTCGTATACCTCAACCGTCTGCATGGCAGGATCAAGGCTTTGCTGCTCGTCTGGCTGTTCCCCTTGGTCAAATCGAGCCACTCGCTCAGGGCTAAACGTCAGATCATCATAAGAAGGCAGCTCATCTACGATGTCTTTGTCGTAACCCATCGCAATCAATTCTGACCGCTGCATGAGTTTTCGATGAGCCACAAAAGGAGAGTTCTCAATCTCCCGCGCAGCCTTGGAAATCAGAAACTCCTCCGGAGGAACATTCTCAATCTTTACGCAACCGTACTTCTTGACCCGCTTGACCGTCACAGCATAAGACGGAGCCATTATCGGCATACCCATCATATCCATGCCAGCAGGAACCATCTCAACATCCTGCTTGACCACCTCTAGCGACTCATCCGACAGGAGCAGAGCCAACTCGTCCTCTGTCAGGTTCTCGTACTTCTCTTTAGTAACGTCTTCCTTGGAATCCCAGTAGGATTTAACAACACCAACCTTTTGCAGCAGGGCATCCTTGAACCAGTTGTGCAGGATCAGCAGACCCTCGTTCTCACGGTAGAACACCCAGTTACAGTAATCTGTGGCCTGTTTAGCCGACTCCTCGTCATTGGCTGACGTAGGTTCAAAATAGACAATATCCTCAGTAGTCGTAAATACTCGGATAAGTTGTGGCAGCGCACCATCAATAGCCTCAGCAACCTCGCCAGTTACGATCTGGCTACGGCCTTCTACCTCATTGCCATACGGATTACGCAAATAGTAATCCAAAGCTCTACGACGATCTTCTGTTGTCTCTGTCTCAATGTAGCCGATACTGTTGTCTATCTCGGCTTCAAGTATGCCCTTGATCTGGCCTTCATCCATCTTCATAGCAAGCCCTTACAGGAATTTTGCTCATTATACAACCCATTTGGCATTGATAGGCAAATCCGTTGACCATGAATCGTCACTTTCGTCAAGCCCAATCGACAAATATCTGAAGGCATCTGCAAAGTGACTTGACCAATCGTGCAATGGCTTGTCGTAAAACACCTGCTGCTTCTCGTTATATTCCCGTCGATAGTTCCTTAAAGCGTCCAGTCCAGCCTTGGTTTTGTGGTCAAACCAACAACGTGGCAGCAAGCGTCTGACAGCCTGAATCCCATCGGCTACAGACAGCCTTGGCGCTACCGTAATGTCTAGTCCAGCCTCGTTTAGAACCTCCTTGCGGCTCTTGCCAGTGCCTAGCTCCCTTACCTCCACATCGTGCGGCAGTATCTGTGCAAAGCCTTCGTAGTGGTTTTCTCTGAGCCAAGATACATACCAGTCCAAACCGACCCCGTGATTCTCGATGCAGTCAATAAGCCGCACTTCCTTGCCAGCCAATTGAGCGACCCATAGACAAGTAGAGTCACCCATACCAAGATCCCAAGCAACAAAAGACTTACAAAGGTCATCGCGGTCAATAGTGGTAATACGGCTCTTGGTTTCGAGATCGTTAATAATCTGACCATAGTAGCTACCCTCAACTGCTGCGTTAAAGGAACACTCAAACTCCTGAGCGTACTTGTCTTCGCCCATTTCCTTACGAGCAGCCCATAGCTCTTTCTCGTTAAGGATACCTGTGTCACTGGCTCTGAACTCCAGCAGCTTCCAACCCTCTGCTGTTTGCGCTCTATCCCTGAAGTCTGCAAAATGGTTCTTGCCCTTAGGCGTACCAATGAATAGACACCAAGTAGGAGCCTCGTCTGAGTTCCTATCGGCTAATGCTGGCCTGATGACCTCGTTCCAGATCTTAGGGTTTTGATCTCCGATCTCGTCAAGGACAACTCCATCAAAATACTGCCCCCTAAGGCTATCAGCATTATCAGACCCGTAAAGACTAATGCGCCTACCCCAAAAATCAACCCTAAGCTCCGAGATATTAGCCACAGCCCCAAGAGGACGAGTAAATTCAAGTAAGTAATCCCACGCCACCCTTTTGGACTGAGCATAAGTCGGAGCAATATAGGCAAATCTCGGGTTTGGTTTCTTGCACTCAATGGCAGCCTTTATCAGATGATTGATAGCGGAAACAGTCTTGCCCATACGACGATGAGCCACGACCACTGTGAACCTATGGGAGTCTACTGCCTCATGGATCTTTAGCTGCTGATCCCTTGGCTTGTAGGCAATCTCAATTACTTCTGCCATGTAACGATATGCTCTTGAGGCCCACCACCAGCGCCTGTAACCTCAGTTCTAGCCAACTTAGGAATATGGTACTCAGATAGCTTCTGGATAATGTCCAATGCCTTATGAGGATCTTTATCAGCTACCTCATTTAGCCATCTGTCCATGTTCGGAGCATTGCGCTCCAATAGATTAGCAATAGCCTCTCTTACGATGCTTGTAGACTTATTAGGCATTCCCTTAGGTCTACCTGGCCCTGCTAGTCCTTTGCCGATTTCTGGCGTTTTAAAATCGTCCGTTGTTTCCATAATTGCATTATCCTTTGGATGTCATGCGTAAAAGACTTTGTACATATCTGGCCTGTTAGCCTTTATCCACTCTCGTGGCTCCTCATGGCATTTCTTGAAGTCTGTGCCTACTGTCTGGCTTCCTGCATGATGCACATAAGCCCTCGACACAAAATGCCTAAATCCCGCTTCTCGCAGGTCATGGCATATTATATTATCGGAATACCAATTTGTACTAGGAAACTTAGCCGCATCCCATGCCTTCTTGCTAATACTAGCAAATATCGGAGCAATTACGCCTGTCTCCTTGATATTGCCCTCACTAGCCCACTTTAGACCTGATTGCCTGTCTTCCTCCATCGGAAACCTGATGTTCTGGTCATGCAGCACATAATCAGACCTAGCCCCCAAGAATCCGATATTCATAGCCTCTGATTCCAGAATTCTCGTATCATGCGTTAACAATTTGATAGTATTTGGAGTCAGCACTACATCGTCATTACTGAGGATTACTGAGTCGTACTTCCCATGCTCAAAGGCATAGTTTGTAGCTACATTGTAAGCATCACCAAAGTTCGTAGCCTGATTCGGCCTCCAGACCAGATTCGGCAGGATTGCTTTAGACCTATGCCACAAATCCAGACTATTCCCAGATAGGTATACAGGCATTGCAGGAGCATAGACTCTGATGCTCTCCAGCAATACCGTAACACCAGAGTTATTCACAGTACATATAACTATAGCTTGCACAAAACCACCCTCATGGAATCAACAGCTCTCGGTGTTCTGAGGATTTCCTGATCGGTAAATTTATCCTCGGACATTTGTGTACCTAATTCCGATAGCGTAAACTGGATTTCCTCTAGCTTAAACCCTGAATCCCACCCCAGATACCAGTGCCAGTCCGTATAGTAAAGCCAGCTATTCTCGTTGAACGCCCGTACATGGGTCGGATCTTGCCAAGCACCCAAACTTAGCTCATACGGTACGGAGATTATGAATTTGCCACCACTTTTCAATAAATCCCGACAGTTCCTCATGGCGCTAACCAAGTCCGGAATATGCTCCAGCACATCGTTAGCTAGGATAGTGTCGAATATCTCTGGTCGTATCTTGATCTGTCCAAAGCGAGTCTCGATAATCTGACCCCATTGAACCTTGGAAATGTCGCAACACCAGTCAGGTTTTACCCTTGCCTGAATGTCGGAATTGAGACAGTCTTCTCTCCAGTCTTTGCCAGAGCCTAGATTTAATATCACTTTTTCTTGTTTCTAGAGGAAATTGCTGCGGCTTTCTTCTTCGCATCAGCCTTGCTGGATGCTCCCCATGCTCGTAGAGACAGTAACAAACGAGTAGGCTCACCATTAGGTTTAGTCTCCGGCCCCGGCATATTACCCATACGGGCTAGGAACGAGGCTCTCCTTGGGTTATCCCCTGACTTAACTGGAGCCTTGAGGTTTGATCCGGGATTCTCAGCCTCATAGGACTTGCGGCCTTTTTCGTTAAGACCGCCACCCTTAAGATTCTTCCCAGCCTTCTTAGTCCATGCTGCTGCCATTCTTGCCCCGTTTCTTCTTGCCCATAGGAATCTTAATTTCGATTTCTATTTCGTTAACGCCATTCTTTTTCTTCTCTTTCTCGTCTTCAAGATATTGTTTTAGCAATTCCTTGTCAGACATCTTTTTACCGTTACTCATCATTTTTTCTTCCCCTTGGCAGTCTTAGCTGCTTCTTTAAAGTCAGCCTTTGTGGGCGCTCCCTTCGTTCCCGGCTTACGCATCTTCTCGCCAGAACCCTCGGCAATCCTCTTACGCTTGGCTGCGATATTGGCATAGAGACCGGGCTTCATTTCTTGGCCTTTTTCTTAGCTACACCAGCCTCACTCAAGGCAATAGCCACTGCTTGTTTCTGAGACTTAACTACTGGGCCACCTTTGCCAGAATGCAGTTCGCCTTTGCCATACTCACGCATAACTTTGGCTACCTTCTTGGCTGCTTTGGTCTTCTTCATTAAGAATCTCCTGTACTTGCTGCGCTAACTGCAATTCGGTAACCTCGTACCGACGCTCAAAGGCTTTCCTTCCCATGCCATGATAGCCAGTATTCCCCCTGTGATGCTCGGGACAAAGTGGGATAGTTGCATAATTAGAATTCCTGACACCCATCCCCAATCCGATACCTCGGATATGGTGAATCTCTGCTGGAGTCCCAATATAGCCAAGCCTATAACAAATTATACAGCCTATATCAGCTATTTTTGACAGATATTGCGCCTCTTTTTTACGCATTCTTTTCCCGTAGCTTGGCTTCAATGGCTCGTACAAAACTGCCGGTGTTGTGCGTATTACGAATTAACTCTGATATTTCCTCATCCGTCAGCCCCTGCCAGTTGCGTTGTTGTGGCGCGGTGACGGTTAAAACGCCATCCTGCTTTGCTCCACACTTTGTGCATTCAACTTCCATCAGGTACTTGTCTGCCACCGGCTCCGGTTCAGGCTGCGCGAGTCGGGCGCGGAGGAATTCAACTGCTTTCTCCCAATCCTCCACTATCTTTGCGCTGAATGTCGGCGGGGTAGCGCATTGCAACGCATCCAGCACTTGCTGCGCTTCCTCGCGTGTTAGTGTGATGGTCATTGGAACCTCTGCGGCAAGTTTTCTCTTGTTATCCGTAACGCTTCTTCTAACGCATACGCAATTGCTTCTCGATCTTCATCTGCGGTATCTGGGTCAAGGTCTTTAACTACCACTGATATACCGTCCTCGTCGTGATTCACTTCGATTGTGTAGGTTGTCATTGTTGTTCTCCTGAAGATTTGGTGATTGCGGTTTCAATCAATTCCCATGTCGCATCTTCAATACCGCATTCGCAAGCAAACCCTTGCTCAAACCGTATGCGCTTGAATATTTCCACCAACTCAGCATTCACCTCATGCAAGCGGCGTAGTTCGTCTGCTGCTGTTGAATGCCACTCAAAGTCGTATGTGTATTTTTCTAACTCATCAGCCAGCCGCAGGGCTTCGGGTTGTTTGTTAGTCATTTATTCTTTCCTTGAAGCTTCTTTTGGACATCCAGAACCAGAGCTTTAATCTGGTCTGGATAGTAATATTTGAGATTACCGAAATGCTTTAAGCCGAGTTGTTCTACCTCATGCTCGGTTAAATTCCGCAGCTTGATGGGCAATTCGCTGGTCTCGAATAATTGCCTTTGCCGGGTCATAGCGTAAGAAAGATTCGCCCTCGTCACATTCAGGACATACCGTTACGGTTCCGTCAGAACAGCAAGGATCGTTCGCCGTAGGAACATCATCACTATCTGTTACATAACCGCAATACTCGCACTGCGCTAGGTTGCTATCATCTACTATGTTTGTGTCGTTCATATTATCCTCTTATTGAGTTGATCTATCTATATTCCGATTACTAGCTTCTTGTGAGCGCCAGACATCAATTCTGGCCTGTGCTGCTACCAACATCCACCTAAGTGTTTCTGCCTTCTCTACAGCTTCTTTAAGCCCATCCAGTACCGCTAAATACTCTGGATGACTGTACGCAAAATTGTCTTTGTCGGCAATAGTATTTCCGATTGCTCCTGCAAATAGCATGGCTTTCTTGCTCTTACGGAATTCCTCTAGGTACGTAACCTGAGCCTTAGCCTGAGCATATTCAGCAGAATGCCGAATCATGTAATCGATCGCTTCGTGGGGATTGATGGTTTTCATATGGTTAAGCCGGGTTTCCCCGGCTATTTAGTTTATTTTGCTCTGCAATTTGCTGGCATATTTTTAAAGAACTGGGAACCGTGATATGCGCCACCCTGCTGAGTCCCGGGGCAAGAACAAGTAATCATTAAGCCGTAGTGTTCGTCAATTCTTGCTGGATGAAACTTAGTACCGCTACGACCGATCTTGACTGCGCCGACTGCTGCTTCGTGTTTCTTTTCCATTTTCAGCTCCTAGTTGATTGATATTTTGCTGCGTTGATGTGTTTATTATAGACTTATTCTCCAAGTGCAATACAAATTATTTCTATCGGTTACTATTTCTTGATAGTTTTAGCCTTTGCAATGGTCATATAC